AGAAGGATAACAAAATGGGAGAAGATTTTGGCTTTGATAACATTCTGGGAGAAGATGAGATTGAGACTCTATTCACTTCACCAGAGCCATCAGCAACAGAGGAGGCTGATGAAGACACCACTCAGAATACTGACGATGGTGTAGATAATGAAAAGGAGAGTAAAGAAACAACTACTGAGGATGTTGATCCTGAAGATCTGTTTAATGAAGAGGAAAAACAGCCAGAGAGCGTAGGTAGTGAGAAGAATAATGAGGAAAAGGGAGGTACTGCCGCTGTTGAAGACAAGGGCACTTCTCCACAAAACTTCTACTCTTCCATTGCCAATGCCTTGGCAGTGGATGGTATCTTCCCTAACCTTGATGAAGAGGCAATTGGCAAAGTAACAGATGCAGAGACTCTGAGTGATGCTATTGAAGCTGAGGTTAATGCCCGTCTTGATGAGAAGCAACAGAGAATTTCAAAAGCCTTAGAGAATGGTGTTGAGCCTAATCAAATAAGGCAGTATGAAGGAACTCTGGACTTCTTAAACAAAGTTACAGATGCACAGCTTACTGATGAAAGTGAGAATGGTGAGCAATTGAGGCAGAGGATTATCTATCAGGACTTCATTAACAAGAGCTACAAGCCTGAGAAGGCACAGAAGCTTACACAGCGTGCTATTGATAATGGTACTGATGTGGAAGATGCAAAGGAGGCACTTCAAAGTAACAAGGAATACTTCCAAGAGCAGTATGATGATGTGCTGAAGCAGGCTCAGAAGGATGCAGAGAAAAAGCAGGAAGAAAGACAGAAACAGGAAGAAAAACTGAAGAAGTCACTTCTTGAAGACAAGAACTTGATGGGAGACATGGAGATTTCAAAGGACATCAGAAAGAAGGTGTATGACAATATCTCCAGACCTATCTACAAAGACCCTGAGACAGGTGAATACCTGACAGCTATTCAGAAATTTGAAGCAGAGCATCCAGGTGAGTTCTTGAAGTTTGCAGGCCTCTTCTATACTCTGACAGATGGTTTTAAGGATTTCAAATCTTTTGCCAAAGCAGAGGTTAAGAAGGAAATGAAAAAAGGTCTAAGGGAGTTAGAGCAGACTCTCCAGAATACAAGGAGAAGTTCTGACGGTAGTCTTAATATGGTTGGCAGCAGGAAATCAGATCCTGAGTCATTCCTTGACGGAAATTTCAGATTAGCTCTTTAGACATTAAAAGATACCTCAGAGGTAAAACCTCTGAGCACAGTAAAGAAATTATTTTTAATGTTTAACACGTTATTTAAATGGGTAAATTAGGTAAGTTTCAAAGTTTGGAGTTTGATAGCTGGGGAAAGACCAGTAAGCTGAATCATCTTGGTGGTGTTTTTCTGAGGAAGCCTCAGATGGCCACAGAACTGATGGTACAGTTGCTTGCTTTCCATAAGGGTAAGACTCTGGACACATTCCTCTCACAGTTCCCTGTGAAGACATTTGATAGTGATGAGGAGTACACATGGCCTGTTATTGGCTCTATGGTTAAGAATCTTCCTCTTGTAGAGGCAAGGACTCTTGATGGAAACATTGTTGGTCCAAATGACCCCAATGTAGGTGCTAATGGTGAGGCTTTCTATGTTGTATTTGATGAGGATTTGTTTGCAGATGGTGCTCTGATTGTTGGTGAGTTGAATGAAATTTATCCTCTGCGCATCCTTGGTGATGGCTATCGTGAGGGTACTAACATTCGCTACAAGGTACAGGTTTGGGGTAGTGTTGTAGGTGGTATGCCTGCTGAGCAGCTTCAGCCAGGTAAGAGGTTCTCAAAGGACTTTGCTCCTGTTGAGCGTGAGTTCTCCCGTAAGGTTGATGACATCACCTTCTCAAGCCCTGTTGCTATGCGTAATGAGTTCACTTCTATCCGTATGCAGCACAAGGTTTCTGGTGCTTTGATTAACAAGAAGATTGCCTTTGGTATTCCTGTAGAGGTAGAGACCAATGGCCGTTACACTGTGAAGACCTATGATATGTGGATGCACTATGAGCAGTGGGTACTGGAGCAGCAGTGGAATGCAGCCAAGAACAAGGCACTTGCTTTTGCCCGCAGTAACCGTAATGGCAATGGTGAGTATCTTGACATTGGTAAGTCTGGTGAGGTTATCCGCATGGGTGCAGGTCTGTTCCAGCAGATGGAAGCAGGTAACACAGAGTTCTACAACAACTTCTCTCTGAAGAGGTTTATGACCTGTCTGTATAACATCAGCCGTGCAAACCTTGACTTCACAGAGCGCAGGTTCTTGGTAAAGACTGGTGAGCTTGGTGCTATCCAGTTCTCAGAGGCAGCCCTTCGTGAGGGTTCAGGCTGGAGTCCTATCAGCTATGAGTATGATGCCAATGCCCTTGGTGTATTGACCAAGACCACTTCTAAGATGAATCCTAATGGTGGTGCATACAAGATGACTGTTCCTCAGGTAACAGAGTTTGTTGCTCCTAATGGTGCATATGTGAAGATTGATGTTGACCCAATGTATGATGACCCTGTGCGTAACAAGATTATGTATCAGGGAGGTCCTGCCATGAGCCGCAGGTATGACATCTTTGACATTGGTACTATGGACCAGCCCAACATCTTCAAGGTAGCTGTGAAGGGTCAGGAGGGTGATATGACCTCTTATGAGTGGGGCTTCCGCAATCCTTTCACTGGCCAGATGGGTAATGACCAGATGAGTCATGATGAGGATAGTGCAACCATCCATAAGTTCACTACGACTGGTGTATGTGTGCTTGATCCTACAAGGACTGTAAGCTTCATTCCTGATATTCTTCAGGGATAGTATGATAAAGATGGTGTGAGGGAATTAAGTTTCCCTCCACCATTTTAAAATTAAGAGTTAAGAATTAAGAGTTATAAAAGGAGAAGTAAAAATGGCAAACAAGAAGAGAGTAGAAGAAGAGATGCCAGACATGGAGAATATCAAAATAGATACCACTCCAATTGAGCATGTAAAGGTAGAACCTCAAGTGCCTCAGCAGGAACCTGTTTACCAGAGACCTGTCGTAAGGGAAGAGAAACCAGCAAGGGAGCTGGTGAACCCATTGAGGAAAGAGACAGTGATAGTAAAGTTTGTGCCTAGTCCTAATGCACTGGTTCATACCAAGGGACATGTGCTAAGTGGGGGTATGGCAGATGGTTCAACCAAGACCTATGTAGTACCAAGGCTTCGTAATGGTCAGTACATGAATATTCTTACAGACAGTGAGATGGCTTATCTGGAGCATATCATGCGTTTGGAGCCAGGAGCACTGAGCATCTATAACAAGGTTAATAACTTCTGGGATGACTCCAATGAACAGGGAGTTGGCTCAGTAACACTTCATAAGCAGAACAACTATCTTGACCTCAGTGATCCTATTGACTATATTAAGTACAAGGTGTTACTGGCTAATAAAGATTACATCTGCCCAAGTCTTCAGGAACTGGAGGACAGACCAAAGGCAACTTATCAGTTTGTTATTGTCAATGAGAATGCAGAGACCCAGATGAACCTCAGTAAGAATGATGCCAAGCGTCAGAGCTATATCCAGTATGGTAAGATTAGTGAGGATTCAGATACACTCCGCACTATCCTTGAAATCATCACAGGCAGACCTGTTGGCAGTATGACAAAACTTGACTTCCTTCAGGCAAAGACTATGGATGAGATTGAAAAGGACCCACGTAGATTCCTTTCTATCATCAAGGATGAGTTGCTGCCTGCTAAGGTGCTTATCAAGAAGTCTGTGGAGGCAGGTATTATCACAAGGAGAAATGACCTCTACTACTATGAAGGTCAGCCTATGTGTGACAATGGTGAGGACAGTACTCTGACTAATGCTGCAAGGTATATTACCAATATCAAGAGGCAGGAGTTGAAGTATAGTCTTGAAGCAAGATTGAAAAAGTAGAATAAACATCGGGGTTGGGGCAATGCCCCTTCCCCTATATATAATAAATAAGGTATAGAGATATGACAATTCCAGAGTTTAGTGATCAGTTCGATCTTTTATTTAATAACATTACATCAAATCAGGCCCCTGGGGTATCTGAGTTTGAGAAAAGTGTGTTTGCTACTAAGGCTGAAAAGGAGATAGTGAAGAACTACTTCTCTCCCCAAAGCCCTGGTAATAATCTTAAAGAAGGCTTTGATGAGTCAGCCAAGAGACAGGCAGATTTCTCTATGCTTATGAAGACTGCTGCCTGTACTCAGCAGGATGCCTTTGCAGATGGTAAGATCGATGATAGAAGTACTGTTTGGTCATTTCCAACAGATATGTTTATTGCCATTAATGAAGCTATCAAAACTCAGGCTGGAAATAGGCTTCAGGTAATACCCTTAAAGTATGATGAGTACACCCGTCTGATGTCTAAACCTTACAAGAGACCTTTGAAGAATCAGGCATGGAGACTTATAAACTCTGGTGCAGTTGCTTTAGATTCCAGCACTAACAAAGGAAAGGCTACCAAGTATGTAGAGATTATCACTAATTCTTGGGATACTATCGGCAACT